GTACTTGCCATAATAAATTCCTTTTTAGTTTGCTATATTTTACTACAAATTATTCTTTTTTATGCAGCTATTTGCACCCATCCAGGTGTTTGTGCCGTATCTATTACATTCCAATTAGGGTTACTTAGTGTAACCGTTCCACCTACTAATGTTAAGGTGCCTCTTGCTGGGGTTATGACCCTACCTGTAAGTACACTAGGCGCTATACCAACTAAAGTTAACGTTCCAACAGCTGGTGTAACTACATCACCAGTCACTACAATACTTGGTGCTGATCCTATAATAACCGCGCCACCTGACGGAGTGACTACACTACCACCTGAAACACTTGGTGCTTGCCCTACTAGAGTTAAAGTTCCAACACCTGGTATTCTACTGTTGTCTGTTCTCGGTGCTACGCCTGTTATATTTACAGCACCGCTGCCCGGAATTGATTGAACACCTACATTTATATTAGGTGCCACTCCCGCTATAGTTGCTGTGCCTACAGATGGTGTAATTACTCGACCTATAATTGCACTAGGTGCTATGCCTGTGGCTACAACCGTTCCTACACCTGGGATAACTACGGTACCCCTTAAAATACTAGGTGCTTCTCCTGTTATAGTTACAGAACCCGTTCCTGGTTGAGAGAATCTACCTTGTACTGCTTGAGGTGCATGTCCAGTAAATACTAAGTCATTCGCTGCTGGTGTTGCAGTTAAAATTAGTGCGGGCGGAGTCCCTGCAATCGATACACTGCCCACTGCTGTAATTACTAACTGCCCTACAATTGCTGTTGATGCATTGCTTGCTATAGTTAAACTACCTACAGTCGGCGTAATGATCCTGTCTTGACCTACATTAGGCACTTCACCTGTTATAGTTACAGATCCAACGCTAGGCGTTACTAAACTATTTACTATTAAATTAGGTGCTGTTCCTGCAACTACTACACTACCAACGTCTGGAGTTATACTTACTCCTTGTGAAGTTGACGGTGCTACACCTGCTATATTTATAGCCCCAACTGATGGGGTAATTATAGTATTTACAAGTAAACTAGGCGCTACCCCTGTAATTGTTAGTGACCCCACTGAAGGAGTAACTATTGTGTTTGATATTACAGTAGAAGCAATTCCCGTTATAGCTACCGCCCCAACACCGGGCGTAATTATTCTACCTTGTACGACTGAAGGTGCTGCGCCTGTAACCGCGACCGACCCTACTACAGAGTCGATGACAATACCTAAACCCCAACCAGCAGAGCCCCAGGTCCCGCGTCCCCAACCTTCAGTTGCCACGATTTATCCTTACGTTAAAGTAAAGATGCCGGTAGCAGCAGGTAAAACTGTCAATGTGTTTGGTGAGGTAACAGTAAATTGACTAGATGATAATTGGCAGAAACATAGTAACTTACCAGCAGTTGCGCCAGTTGAATTACGTAGAATTGCGTATTTAATGTTAGTCAATGAAGCACCAGAAGCTGTAAATGCTAAACCTACTGTAGACATTGTGAACTTCATTTGTTTCGCTGAAGCACCTACTGTCCAGTATGCTGTTGCTGGTACTAAGTTTTTACCGCCTGTTGTATAACCACCGGTAGCAGAAATTTCATTAGTTACTGACGCATATGTACTTAGTGTAAAAGTAGAAGCATTACTTGCACTTGTTGCTAATAACATTTTGAATACGCCAGCTCCGAGAGTGATCGTTCCGTTACCTATATATTTTTTGGCACTATTATATAATTGCCATGCTGATGCAGCCATATTAAATCTCCTTTAAGTCGGCGTATGAGGCGCCTGTTTCTAAAATATGATGGAGTAACCCACCATAGATGTTTAATTCTATTTCATCCCCTAGCATACGAATCAAATCAATAAATTCTTGTGCTTGAGAGATCATCCACGGATTGCAGCTGAATATTTTCCCGCCCACGTTTACGGGTATGACCGGCTGTCCATCATTTTCTTGTTGCTCATATGCATGGTGAACTTCTTTTTCATCTAAACAAGAATCACATCCAAAGAGGTGAAACTGCTTAAATCCTAACATTCTAAATAATGGTATTGCTCTTAAAAGGACTGTTGATCCTCCTGGAACTGGATACCATGTTTTATAATGTTTAGCTAATATGTCATTTAGCAATTCCGCGCTTGTATGCCATATATAAGTTCTGTCTTTTGGAAGCCCATCAAACACAGTAGGATCACATTGAGAAGCAATAAAATACTTACAATGATCTACTACAGGTTCAGTAAATCGTACATTGAAAGGTCTAGCATCTACCATAACCATAGCAGAAGGCGTAATACCATTATCAAGGCACCATTTATAAGCCCCATTAATTGCGATCAGTTTAACACCATCAGCCCTCTTTTGTCTAATGGTTTCAAGGTGTTCATTCAATGATGGTCCACCGCCCACAATCATAACTTCTTGGTCATTCGTAGGGTAAGGTTGAACCTGCATAAAACCCCTTTGAATGTTGTATTCTACGTTTGCTTTGATAGTTTCTTCGTCGGTATTAATAACACCCCTATCAACAACGTCTTCACCTTTCATCCATGCACTTACATAGAATAAGCAATAGCCAGGTGCTTCTTTAGACCAATGAATAATACAATCTCGTTCAATAAACTTCTTTAGCCACCATTCATATGGGTGCACACTTAAATGAAGCTTGTGTCCTACCACTTTACCCATTAAGTCATCTTCAGTAGCAATCTGAAAGAAAACATGCTGACAAGCGGCCAAACAATTATCTAATACTTTATCTACATGATGAGGTCTAATATGCTCCATCACATCCGTACAAAATCCGTAAGCTGCTTTAACAGGTAAAGGTTCAGATAAGTCTGCCTCTACAAATCGCATAGCATGCTTCTGTGTTTCTAACATCGGTCGAATATCTTCGTCTAAACAATTATCTGCGAAGTCAACCATAGTGACATTTAAGCCACCGAAAAAAGCTAAATTAAGAGAGCCACGTCCTGTGCCACATCCTAAGTCTAATACTGACGCCCCTTTAGGAGGTCTAGCTTGATTCAAAAATTCTTGTGCAATGAGTTCACCAGGAGCTACTGCTCTATACTCTGGTATGTCCCACATCATCTTATATAAATCTTTTTCTAACGGTCTTACATTACTTACTTTAACTTGCGGTGCTTCTGAAAATACAGAAGATACTGTTGTCATTTATGTGATCCTTATAATTGCAGCGCTTGATGTAGACGCCGGGAATGTTACTGTAAAAGTTTGATTGGCCGTAGTTTTAGTACTTCCAAAATTTAGTATTGCTACTGCTTTGTTACCTTGAGTGCTATTATATATCAAAGCACCGTCTGCTGAAAAGGTTGCATTTGCCCAACTTGAATTCTCAAAGTTTAACCATGCCACTGTTTCAGTATTCGTTGAGGTAGGCGCTTGAGAAATAACTAATGTGTTACCCCCTGCTGTATAGCCTGTACCTGTAACTTCATCCTGTGTTGTATATACTGTTGTTGTAGAGTTAAGCGTAGCTAATGTGCTATATAAAGCTATTTTAAATGTATCCGCCGCAGTAGTTGCACGAATAACACCCACACCAAAATTATGTATACCATCTAAGATTTCAACTTTAAAACTTGTTGCTAGTGTTTGTCCGATTGCCAATTTAGTTTCCTTTATTGAACTGGGTATCTAACTTGACCTGAGCGGTATGCATCCTGTCTATCTTTACCATCACCAAGTTGTTTGAGTAATAGCATTGCCTCATCGTATCGAGCTCTGTAATTATCAAGCACATCTTTTTCGCCCTTCATGTATGTATAAGCCTCTAATAAAGACCCATAAAGAAGAGTTGAACTGAAGTTATCACCAAGCCAAGAAGTACCCGCAACAGTAATAGACGTTGGATAATAAAAATAATGAAGCTCTGCTGAGTAATTAATATCAGGTGTAGGACCAACAATAAATGATGAAGCATTAAATACCGCATAGTATTGTGGTTCCCCATAGAAAGCTGAGTCAGTATCAGGGAATGATTGCCTAATAAAGTTCACATCTTTGTTTAAGAGATATTTATATTCATTGTCAGCACCAAATACAGCTAAGCTAAATGTAGCTAACCAATCTGTAGGCATAGCTAAATACTTATTACCGGCACTTAATGAACCTGTCACATTTTTACGTAGTGCAGGTAATTGGACCGTGTTGTAAATACGTTGTTCTGCTTGAGTTATAAACGTGTTTATATCCGTTGTAGTAAACGTATTTTCTGTGTAGTCCTGTATCTGTGCAACAAGTTCAGCGTAGTTCATTTATTATGCCATCGGGCCTCTTGTTTTGATGCCTTTAGTAGCTGCACCATATCCACGCATAGTCTTTTCACCATGTCTATTAATTTTCTTAGACGCTGGATCACCTGCGCTTACACGTTGTCTACCTGTGCTTTGATCTAAGTCTTGAGCTCTTAACTTGTTAGGGTCTTGAGAAAAGCCAATGTCTGTACCATTTGGATTAGGCATCGGTTGCTTATAGATATTAAGATCATCGCCTGTGCCACCTGATGGATATTTAAACCCAGTATATTCACTAGCGTCTTTGTTTTCTTTAGCGTGACCTAATGGATAAGGTGCCGCTGGTGTTGGTTTTGGAAAGTCGTTTTTTGCCATGATTATTATCCTCTTTTTTGTGCTGCTACTTTAGCCATACCACGTCCCATAGTTTTCATGTCAATGTTCTTTTTACCGCCTTTAGAACCTGCATGTTTAGGGCCTTTTGAAATACCTACTTTAGCTCCGTCGTCACCTAAGTTACGACCTTTAGTTTTACCTTGTTTAGTAATACCGTCTGCGCCTGATTTAAATGCCATTTTACTTCTCCTTAAGATATTGATATTGTTACATCACCTAGTACACTTGTTCCTACTAAGTCATTAGGTGTTAATGGTGCATCAAAAAAACTAGCTCCACCTACTGGATACCAGCCCCACTGTATAATTCTACTGCCCATCAACGGAACACCTGTTTGTGATGTAGAAGTTCCTGTTGTTTCGTCTGTTTGTAAGCCGTTTAAACCTGACTGATAATAACTAGGACTATCAGGTCTTGGGTTACGCACTGCTTGCGGATCGTTAACTGGGTATAGGCCTAAGCTTAACTGTGGTTGATCCGGTTCCCAACATTCTGGGCATACGAGTATATTAACATTTTTTGTCTTTATGACTAAGCGTTTTAATTGCGTTAGTTTATATCTAAACCCACATCGATCACATTGGGCAATCGAGTTC